TTAAAGCTCATGCTTGTTTTAGCTGACATAGTACCTAATGCTACTAATGGAGCTGTTACAGAAGCAGTTAATATTCCTCCAACCTTAGTTAGAGTACTTCCTATACTACCGAAACCGCCATTCATAGTACCTTCCATGTTATTAACGGCTCCAGTAGCCTGATTAATACCATTATTAAAATCACTAATGTCGAGCTTCAAGTGAGCTACTATATCTCCGATATTCATTCTATCTACTCCTTTCTTTTAGTATTAAAAAAGGTATAAGGCACATCAGCCCTATACCTTATTGTTTTTCATTAATAAATCCAAGCCTGGATTATGATATTTAGAATTTACTTTCTCATCATCAAATATTGGAATATCTCGCTTACCATCTGAGTCAGGTTGTATACGATTATACAAGTAAGCGCAGGCATCATTTATGCAATATCTTAAATATACCTCGTCCTCATCTACTCCAATTATATCAGCTGGAGTTGTATGAAAAGTATTAGCAGTATGTATAATATCTAATATACTACTGCTTCTCATCAGAGGGTATGTAATCTTTTATATTACCTTGTGTTGCCATAAATATTTGAGTCTTTTGTTGGTCAGTTAAATACTCAGCAACTTCTTCATATTTAGGTTCTACCATACAGTCCTCACAAACTTTATCCATAAGTTGCTTCATAAGTATTATCTCTTCCATTTCATTCATTTTTACTTGTTTAGTATTTTTACCATTCGTATTAAATAAAGTAACTATAACGCTCTTTAATTCATTTGGTATTCTACCATTTGACATCATTGCTAATAAAGATACAGGTTTAATACGTATGCTAAATACTTCACCTTGTTCAAATCCATCTATATCTATTAATCTCGTAGCTTTATTTTTAAATTGTTCTGCACTTATAGGTTTTCTCTCACTCATTCTATTATCTCCTTATTTTATATTAATCTGCTGGTAATTCGTCTACTTCTTCTATCGAGAATATTGGTAAGTTTGCTGCTGAGTTTTCTCTAGCTTTAACTTCAAACTCTGGAGCGAAGAATTCTTTTCCTATTGATATCTCAGGGAATTTACCAAAACATTTGTTTAAAGTTATTTTAGCATAACCAACTATTGCATCCATTTCATAGTTAGCTACATATAATTCCATTTTAAATGGTCTTAAAACAGAACCTTCAGATAACATTGGAGTTTTAACAACTACATTATCTCCTTCTTCAACTACTAATCCTCCAAGTAATTGAGCTGAGTTTAAATCGAATTGGTTATCTTTGAATGTAAAATCATAACCATATAGTAAATCATCAGTTCTTACTACAGCTAATATATTAGTGTCATTTCTTAATATCTCCTCAGCACCTTCACTTAATACAGGTGATAAAGAAGCTTCTTCTGCTGTTTTTATAACTGCTTTTACTCCACTTTCTTTTACTAAGCCAGTAACAGCATCTAATTCAGTTAATACTGCTTTTTTTATTCCGTATAAAATCATGACTTATCCTCCTTAATAAATATTTGGTATACGTATCATCATAGTGTTACTAAATGCTCTTAAAACTTCATCATAGTAATCACCTGATTGTAAATTTTCTATCTCAGCTACTTCTTTTAATTCTACTCTTATACGATGAATAATATCATCAATGTCACTTAAACTAACAGGACTATAAATATCAATATACCAACTATCCCAATGTCCTAATCTATTTGAAGTACTTGGTACATCGACTCCTCTTCTTAATACACAACAATTTTCTTCTATTGTACCTCTGATTTGTCCTACGCTGTAAGTCGGTATAATATTATTAAGTAAAATAAATAAGTTAACTCGCTTCATGTTATACCTCCTTTATATACGTAATACTGTTTTAACCATATTTACAAATGTATCTACTTGACTATCTCTAGCTTCTTCTAATATAGCTAATCTACCAGCATATGGGAAGTTACGTACTTCTAACCATAGACCATAATCAACTGTATGCATTATTGATATATCTAATACATTACCCTGCCAAGCTGATTTAAAACTTAATCCACCTCTTGCAGCTCCTGTTCTATCAGTCCACTTAGCATTGTGCTGAGCATATGATTGCATCTTCGCTCCAACAGTTTGACCTACAACACTAAGCCCTGTTTGTAGTCTAGGTACCATAGCTTCTAGATTCCCTATAACTTGAGTTCCATCAATAGTTATATCTATGTTAGTACTCATTCAACCGTTACCTCAGCATTAACTTGATAAAGAATATTGTAATGTAATATGTTCTGAGGAACATCAAAGATATATTTAATTCCATCTATAATAAAGTAATCTTCTCTTTTTAAATTAATATTTTCATCAAATGCATAATAGATTGTAGCTGAGTTCTGAGGTCTTACAATACCTTCTGATTTAAATCTATTATTAGCATTTGATTTACTACTGTTATCAATGACTACTTTAATACTTGTAATCATTTCATTATATTGCAAGTTTTTTACTCCAAACATATCGTTCTCATAAACATTTCTATATACATCAACTGTTACGCCATACTCATTTATTATCTTTACTACTTGAGGTAATAATTGTGCAGTTAGATTATTCATCGCTTCTACCTATACATTTACCTGTTATACTTTTAGAACTACCTGTTTTATTAGCTAGTTCTTGCTCATAAGCTTCTTTAAATGAGTTAGCAAGTTGTAACCAAAAGTTTACATCATTTTCTATTGTAATCGGTCCTACAGTAATTTTATTAGCTTGAGCTTTCATCAAACAACCCATATAACATGCTTGATTTAAACTCTCATACATTGTAGCAAGTTTGTTAAGTTGTTGCTCAGTTAATATTGGATACTGGTCCTCCATTAATAATATCTTTAAATCTGCAACTGACATTCTATCACCTCTATTATAAAATAAGCCCGCCTACTTAATAGGCAGGCTCTTAAATTTATATAAATAAGAATGAGTGAGCTTTATTAATATTATTGTCCTACATTTGCAACAGCGCAATCATCTATTGCTTCAAATGAAGGTATCATTACTGAAGATACTACTGTAACAACTTGAACTGGATGTGGTTCTTTATAAGTAGTTATTGCAGTACCATTATTAACTATAGAAACTTGAGCATCTGAACCGCTCATTAAATCTGATTCTTCTGGAGTAGTTCCGTAATGAGTTTTACCTAAGTTACCTGCAGGTAATATACAAACTATATCATCAGGTATTAATTGATGTCCATCAGCTTTAGCTAAACCAGTTGCATGGTCTAATAATGCTACTTGTTTAGAATATACAGCTATTTGTACTCCTGTAGCTTGTTCTATGAATGCTTGTTTTTGTTGGTCTGATACCCAGTAATTTAATGCTGAGTCATTTGGATACATCATTCTTTGAACTTTTGGACATGCTAACATTTTCATAAATGTATTTCTGTTCATTACTAATCTAGAAGGTCTAGTACCTCTTTTTAATTCCATTGCATCACACCAAGCTATTATATCTCTAACTGGGTCTGCTGCTTCTTGTCCCCAAGCTCCAAAGTGATGATTGAAATTATTTTCTTGTCCGTAATCGTATACGTATTTAGCTCTTCCATCAGCAGAAGTTATATCTATTTTACCAGCTGTAAGAAGTTGCATTCTCATTATCTCAGCTTGTACTCTAACACCTTCTACTAATCTAGCAGCTTCATCGAATATTTTGTTTATTATTGGCATTGCTACTGCTGATTGAGGGTGATTCATTAACATATTTAATTGTTGTCTATCTTTTTCACCTATTCTCATAGCTTCTCTAAAGAATGCCATTTCAGTTGAAACGCCTTCAAATCCTTCTTTTTCTCTTAATCTTGCTTTAGCATCATAGTTACTTGGTTGTATAGCTATTGGAAGTCCATTAGAACCTTTTAACCATGCTATATCAGTTCCTAATTGCTTTTGAGCTGGGAAAAGAGTTTCACCCATGTATGGTATTTTATTTAAAGGATTTTCTTGTATATATGCAGCCATTTCTTGAGAGTTTATATAATCAAATAAATTTACGTTTTCTCTAGCCATATCTACTACCTCCTATTATTGATTTACAACGTGTATTAAGTCATTAGCTTTTAAATCATCTGCAAAAGTTAATCTGTCTTTTCTAACAAATCCATGAACTAATACAGTAGCATTAACTTGCACGTCTCCATCATCAAATTTTCCTATTTCTATTGTATCGAATATTATTCCATTTCCGTTTTGGCTTGCTTTAGTAACTTTACCATCAGCATCCATTTTAACTACAGTTCCTCTTTTTATTACTTTTTTACCAGAAGCATCTTCTACAGCTAATCCTTCTAAATCAGCATACGCTATAAATCCTACTAAGTTTACATAGTGGTCAGGGAATGCTAAGAAATCGTTTTCTGGTTTAAATACTTCGTATCTATTTAATCTTGGCATTTTACATTCCTCCTATTTTTTAAAATAATAATCTGCATCTATTTCAGGTGCTTTATTTTGATTAGCTTGCCCTGCTAACATTTTACCGAAATCTCCGGCTTGAGTAGTCTTACTACCAAATACATTACTATTATCAGGTTTACCTGGCATACCAGTACCTGCAAATCCGGGAGCTTTAACTCCGTCCTTCTGAGCTTGCGCTCCAAACAAATATGGTTTACTTTCAACAAATGCGTCCATTTGTTCTTTAAGTCCTTTAACTTGACCTGCTGAGTCTATGTCTACTTTATCTAAGTCGATAAGTTTCTGTAATACCTCCATGTCAACCACCTTCATGTCTTTAGCTAGCATTTCGAATGCGTTTGATATTTTAAGGTTCTTAACTTCTGCATTATGAGCTTTTACTTGCTCTTCTAGTTCCTTTATTCTTCCTTCTGCTTGAGTTAGCTCAGGATTATTTTTTAAGTCAAGTAGCTTAGCGTCCATTTCTTCTATTGTGTTTTGCGCTTCTTTAAGCTGAGCTATTTTACTATCTAATCTACTTTTAGGAACATATATGTTTTCAACTCCGTCATCTACGAATAGCTTACAATCCATTTCCTTTAGATTCTGTTTTATTATTTTCTCTACTTCTGACGCGTTCTCAACACCAGCAAGTAAATCTTTTAATGATTTAGCCATAAATCCTCCTTCGATTCTACACAGTTTGATTAAACTGAGAAATTTTTATTTTACAATACTTTTATTAAATGGGAGTAAGGAAACCCGAAAATCTGTAATAATAATATAATTTTAAGTAACAATGTTAACCTAAAAGCAATAAAAAAGAAGTGCTTAACGCACCTCTCTGTATATTTCTTGTAAGTTATTTATCATTTTATGAAGTCTGTATATCTCTTGATGTTGTTCTTCTATCCATTCATCATTTTCATATCTATCTATACTATTATCAAACTTTGCTGTTACTTTCTCTTCTTT